CAGTTGAAACCCAACCAGCAGGTTCCGTGTTTAACAGCGTGAAACGGAACAAGTATTGATTACCATCGCCGACCATTTGGCCCAATCGACCGCTAGCATCCCAATCAGTGGCAACGTAGTTAATGCTAATTTCGATGTTCGGCGCGTCAGCCTGACCTTGAATCTGTTGCGCCGTACGTTGACCAAAAGTTGGAACGTTAACAATGTTCGGAGGAGTACCCATTGAAGGAAACTCACGAACGTTCTTAATACGGATAAATTCACCAGCAATAGGCGTCAAATCCGTGGGCAGTACCAGTGTAGAAAATTTAGCTGCAAAGCCAGTAGCATTGTAAGTTGCGGGCATGTCACCAGCAAGGCTAGTAACAGACAGATCAGAGAACATGCCAGCGCCGATAGAAGCAATGTGTGTCATTTATTCAAACTCCAAAGTAGTTAAAAGGTATTGTATACAAATGCCGATATAAAGAATTATTCGATTTATCAGCACCTTGCGAAGCTAAATAGCTGTTACCAAATTGAACTTTACCATTTGTTCCAGAAAGTAACTTCGCAACCAGATACGCATCAAGGTGGTCAGCAATGGCAATTGCATTAGCTGTACCTTCGCCTGCTGGCGTAAATATGTCTATATTCAAAATTCCAGAAGAAGATCTGATATCAATAGCTTCCGAGCCAAATATTGGCGTAACTCTAATGTATTTATTGCCAGGAACAGCGGCTACAAAGTTTGATGGATACGTAGGGATGCTTAATGCCTTCCATCCGGCCATATCAAACACTGAGTAAATAGCTTTGATGCTATCGTCGTATTTACCCATTAACCAGTCCTTGACATAGTGACTTTAGTTGTATATCCGTCATTTTCAACGGGGTGGCAGACCACCCAATCTTTACTTTCGAAGGTTGCCTTGTCATACACACTAAAATCAGATACATCTTCGCTGCTAAATAGAAGCACAGCCTTTACAGTATTTGGTTCTTGTGCGCCACCATCTGGTCGTTTAATCTTCTCACGAACAGCTTTAACAGTAGTCGTTACAGGTGCCGTAGAGCTTGCAGCACCCGTTCCGAAGTTAAAACTAGCAGCATCACGTTGAATCAGTGTCACGGATATAGCAAGATCGCCAATTTTCGCAAAGGCAAGCCTTACTTGTTGTTTAATCAAGGTATCAAGGCCCATTTAGTTAGCCCTGAACCAAACATTACTCCCACCATTTATTAACAACGGACGAATCAGCTGTCTGGCTACGGGAGACATTTTAGAAATATTAATCACGTTATCTAGCTTGATTGAACCGACTTGAATATTTTTGATTTGAGTCGATGCATCCAGTATTTCAGAATTTTTGACCAAATGGTACGCTAGCTCATAACACGCTTTAATAACACGGTCAGGAACCAGCGTACCATCTAAGTAATTAAGCTTACCCAATTTAGGGTCAAAGTATTCAGCTATTCGTGGAAAAGCTAACGGTTGTGATACGCTTACAGCCTCACCAGCCCATGTTTGTTCATCAAGAGAGGCAGTAGCCGTAATTAGCGCTTGCGATTTCTTGGTGGCATCGGCGGATGTCCACGCAGCTACATCTATGCGGTCAGCGAAGTAAGTATCCGCTTCCAAGACAGTAGCGTACGAGTTAGTTCCTTTGACTAAGGCCATAAGTAATTTATATTAGCCGTGGAAAATCGGCAGAATGCCCAGGCTCAGAGCCGAAGCAGTCTTACGCTGCCAGGTACCTTTGAGGGTGGCCGGAACAACAATAGCGCCAGACGACCAGCTAGCTTGTTTGTAACCACCCAGCGATTGCGGAGTATTCGCCGCAACAGTGCCGTTGTTCGAAGCAGCGAACGGGGCGCCAGTGCCAGCAGTACTGCCACCCGAAGAGACCGAGTCAATAACAGCCATGTAGTGCTCATTAGCGGCGAAACGATCTTCTTTGCCAATCCAGCTGTAACCACCCGGAGCAAGCACATAGCCCCAACGATTCCAGATTGAAGTCTTACCACCACCCTTGTACTTAGCGCCGTCACGCGTAATCTCAACAGGCTCAGGTACGGACAGCGGTTGCATAGCAAGAGCGCCAGGAAGCACAACAAACGAAACCTTTGTGCCAGTAATAGCAGCACCAACACCACCATCAAATACGGCCATTTCCGCAGAAGTGAAGCCTTGGTTAGCACGAGTTTGAATTAAGCGCAGCTTGCCTTGGAAGATCGTGTTGAACGTGATGTTACCATCAACAACACCGTCTTTGTCAACCAAGTTAGCCGAACGCAGCGAAGACATAACTTGCGGCGTAGCAACCAAGTAAGCGTAAGGCGGCTCATAGTCTTTCCAAGCCTTGCCAATTGCTTGCAGGAACGACTCAGCACGAGAAGCACCTTGCACTGCAACAGCGGCATCTTTAATCAGAGGAGCGGAATTGCCATTGTCAACGTAAAAGCCGTAACGTTTTTCAGTCGGATCAGTATCCCAGTTCTGGCCGCCCAGACCAATTTGGCCAGTGCCGGACGCAGTACCATACAAAACTTCAGAAATGGCAACGCCTTTCAGCACGGAAAGAATTGCATCATGTTCGTCTTGAGCGCGATGTTCCGCAAAGTCACGACCAATCTTCAGCAGACCGTCAACTTGCGTAACAACTTGCTGCATGTTAACCTTCTCAGCGCCGTACGTACGCACGGTCTTGATGTAAGTCAGGTAGTCGGAGCCGTAGGTGCTAACCAGACCATCTTCGGCGTTAGTCAGCGAAGCAACGTTGATGTTTGCGCCAAACGGTTTGAACCAACGAACCTGACCAATGAAGGTCTCAGTGTTGACGTCGATTTCGGGGTTCGAGCCAACGATACCAGTACCAGAAAGTTTCTTGGCAGTCGTGTACTCTTCGTGCATGTAAGCAGAGATAGTCTCTTGCAGAACAAAGGTATCGGCACCAGAAATAGTAGTTTGAGGCATGTTTTAAATCCTTAAAAATTGTTTTGTGTAGACTAGCTACGCGGCGGAAGCTTTCCGGCCGCAGCCATTTGAATTACGATTTCTTGTGGGATTTCAGATAATTTCTTACCTGCCCACTTATCAATATCAGGCGCACCTAATCCATCACCGCTGCCGCCACCAGAGTTGGTTTTGGGCTTAAACAGAAAGGACTGGTTCGTATCTTTACCAAATTCGGTGACATAATCTTTGATTGATTTACCAGATGCATGAGTCCACACACCTTGATCATTCTTAACCAAAGCTGCAGTAACCTCTTTAAATGCGAGATTGGCTGCATTTTCGTTCCGGAATTCGAAAGCGG